GTAAAAAAAATCTTGCTAAAAGATTTGCGTAGTCCAAAAGTTCCCCCTATATTTGCACCGCATTTGAGAGAGAATGCGGGTTCAAGGAAGTTTGGGTGAGTGGCTGAAACCACCAGTTTGCTAAACTGACGTACGGGTAACCGTACCGGGGGTTCGAATCCCCCAGCTTCCGCAAGATTCTCTAGATAAAAAGAGCTAAGTTTTATAGACTTGGCTCTTTTTAAATCTATCAAAAGCCGGTGGGTTCGTCTAACGGTTAGGACACATGCCTCTCACGCATGTAATACGAGTTCGATTCTCGTACCCACTACTATCTGATTATCAGCCTCTTACAAACAAGTAAGGGGCTTTTTTATTGCCCTATATCTATATCAAAGTATCGTTTTTAGGCGTTATTGACGGGTATTTTCAAAAGAAAAAATGCAAATTTAATGCAAATTTTCATCTTGCATTATTATCGCGCTATCCCGTTTATACGCTGTTTGCGTATATATACTAAAAATGATAATAATATGGCAACAGTTAGTTTTTACTTAGACACCCGCAGAGAAAAGAAAGACGGTACATTTCCGGTTAAGCTACAAGTCAGACACAAAGGACAAATAATGTTATGCACTGATTTTTGCGCTACGCCGGAAACATGGACGGGCACAGAGTATAATAAGAACGCAAAGAATCATAAAACTAAGAACGTAGCGATTCGGAATCTCATTAATCGTGTTGAAATGTTACTTGTTATACTTGACGATAATCAGAAGTTAAGAGGAATGAGCGATAAAGCGTTAAAAGACTACATTATAAAATCTATCAAAAACGAATCGACCTGTAAAACTTTCGTAAGCTACATAGACGAGTTTGTAGCAACAAAATCAAAGGAAAATACAATCGTTTTATATAAAGCGACAAAAAATAAGATTCTCACCTATGATCCAACCTGTACATTTGAAACAATGACAAAGAAATGGCTAGAATCGTTCAATAAATGGCTAAAAGATACCGGAATAAAAACAAACTCGATTTCAATCCATTTAAGGAATATTAGGGCGATTTTCAATCACGCGATAGATAATGAGGAAACGGAACTATATCCATTTAGAAAGTTCACAATAGAAAGGGAGGAAACTAGAAAACGATCGTTAAAACCGGATCAACTTATTACCCTAAGAGATTTCAACGGAGAAGAATATCAAAAAGAGTATCAAGACATATTCATGCTTATGTTTTATCTAATCGGAATAAACGCAATAGACTTATTTAACCTCAAACAAATAGTTGACGGACGCATAGAATATAAACGAGAAAAAACCGGAAAGCTATACTCTATCAAAGTAGAACCGGAAGCAATGGAGATAATAAACAGGTATAAAGGAAATAAATTTCTACTAAACACGCTCGAAACCAACGATTACAATTATAGAAAGTATATGGCAGCAATGAATAGAGGTTTGCAAAAACTGGGAAATTTCGAACGAAAAGGATTAGGCGGGAAAAAGATTAGAGATATTTTATTTCCCGACATCACCTCGTATTGGGCGCGCCATACATGGGCTACAATAGCGCATAAAATAGGAATATCGAAAGATGTAATATCTTTAGCTTTGGGGCATGAGTTCGGATGCAAAACAACCGGAATTTATATAGATTACGATTTAGAGCAAATAGATAAAGCGAATAGAAAAGTAATAGACTATATTAATTCGTTATCGCTTTAACCAGGTTAAACACTTATAGCCCCACAATCAGCACTGTTACGGGGCTTTCTCGTATTACTTCTTTAAGAAGTTTTTATAAATACAAAGAATATCCTCTATTTCTGAATTGGATAAATCATCCCTCTGAAAAGGAGCGGGTAACATATTTTTCAAAACTCGAATACCTTTAATTTTCCCTAATACTTCATTTGCTCCTTTCTTGGTTCCACTATGTAAATAGATCGCATCTGGAAATATCCCTAAAAATGCACCTATCCGATGCGAGGTATCATATATGCAAAGCTCTCCTATATTGTCTACCTTACAATCTTGTATTATTTTAAATAGCTCATAAAAACTACGAACTTCTTTAATTTCATCTTTCATTAAAAGAATTCTATCGCAAAACTTCGATAAATGATCGGTATTAATACGTCGCTGATGGCTATGTTTATGCCCTCTCGTATCTCTAGCGTTAGCCGCCAATCTTATCGCATCATCTATCGTTGTAGATTTTTCCGTATCATTTAAAACAGAATCACAAGAGACGTGTTTTTTATAATGATTAATAATAACGATATATTTATCATCCCTACTCATGGAGTCGGTTATAAATAAATCATCGAAATAATCAGAATACTTACAGCATCTTCCTTTAGGTTTTCTTACAGTAATACATGCCATATTCATAAATTTAAAATCTATGCAAAAATACCCACTCCTTGCAAATAAATTAGTTAAACAGGATATGCTTAATAACATACATCCAAAAGCCCCAACGACACTTAGTCTAGGCTCATTCCTTTTGGAGTAAATAACGTATTGTCTCTCACTTTCGGAAATTAACAACTTTTCCCGTAGAGAGATGATATAACAGACATTCACGTCTGCATACAAATTATTTTTCAATTTGAATATTATTCTACTAATTATAAGAGAACATAAAGATTAATGACTCTAGCATTTTACTAAAGCATGAGAATTGCTATTAGGAAATCTATTGTATACTAAATTTAATTTGAAACTAATTATAATGGTTTATCCTCTTTTATTCTATTCTTCGTAATCCAAACCAAATATTCAACACCTAAATTAGTTATATATATATTATTATCTTGCTTAATAATTAACATACTACTATACAAAAAAGACAAATAGTCCCCTAGTTCCCAACTGTTTAATATTTCAGAAAATTGCAGTCTAACTTTACTATAATATTGAGATACATCTTCTTCTGAAATTCCATCAGAAGAATTTAACAACCTCAATAAACGTATCTGGCTGCCGAAAATAGCTATATTAATTTTCTCGAAAGTTAAAAGCAATTGGCTTCCTGCTAAATGCCTTAACAATACTTTAGTAGTTTCCCCTGTTATATCAAATCCTTTTTCTACAAGTTCTTTTTTAATGTTATTTTCTATGTCTGCGATAACTACAGAGTTGCCTATTCTGTCAATTAATTCTTGAACAGTATCATTGTTTACAGGTTGTAAAACATTTGGCTTATCAGAATAATAATCTCCAAAAATATTTGTGCTTTGTTGTTTTTGAGTTTGCGTATTTGTTATTGATATTATATGAGAAATTAATTCGGTATTCCTCTGCTCCAATTTTTTATTCTCCTTTTCTTTATTTTTTATTTCTCTTTTAATTGATACAATTTGACCGATTGAGAAATTGTCAAATGATTCTGCAAGAACAAGAATTAGTAATATAGATAATAGAAAAAATATCCCATTCTTAAATTCTCCATATGGTTCAACACAAAAAAAATTAAAAAAAATCATACTAGCAATACCTAAACAAAAAAGTATGATTAAAATTCGTACAAACCAGTTTTTGGGATTGTTTTCCATATTTTCCATTGTATTATATTAGCTATAGATTTTATATAAAATAAGTAACTAGAATTGAACACAGGTTACAATTTTACCACAAAAGTAATTATTTATTCAAAAAAAACAATAGCTGTTAAAAAAAAGATGAATTTAAACTTAGAACTCACAACTAAATAATATGCCTCATATCAAAAAATTAAAGACCTTTTACCTGTTCGTTAACAAGTAATCTTCTACTTCTTTTTCAAACGATAAGTCAACCATCCAATCACACAAGCAATAACCAGCACGAATGCCCATCCGCCTAGCTCCATCTTTAAACTTTGCCATCTGTTCAACTTCTTTTCGACCGGATAAGGCACACGAATAGAATCGTTTTTAAGAATAGTATCGGTGCGATTCGTTGTTAAGTAGCGATACAGATACTTATATCTATACTGATAGACTGTATCACCCTTTACGAGCGTATAAATACTATCACGCTGATAGATACTATCAATCCGGATGCTATCGCGCGTTTTGTATTCAGTGCGAACGGATTCAACCGGGATATATTGGGTTCGGCAAGACGTAAAACACGCCGCTAATATTAACAGTATAATAATATAAACTAGCCGTTTCATGGTCGAACTACTGTATTACGCAAGAAATTAGGGAACTCGGAGCGTACATCAAAACAGGGGCACGCCTTTATATATTCTTTCGGCTCTACCTCTCCGCTTCCGTCCAGATCGGGCGAAGTATCACGATGTCCGAGAACCTCGATTATCTCATATTCTTTGCAGAGTTTAGCAACCAACTCGCGCAAAGCCGCTCTTTGGGCGATCGTTCTTGTGTCTGCAGACTTTCCGTTTGCATCCAAACCACCTATGTAGCAAATACCAACACTATGTTTATTATACGAAGATTCGCTAAAACCCTTCGTATTACAATGCGCTCCGTCAACCGCTAAAGATCTCCCTTTTTCTACCGTCCCATCAATCCGGATAACATAGTTATATCCGATCTGGTTAAATCCGCGTGCCCGGTGTATACGATCAATGTCTTTTGCGGTCAAATTCTGCCCGGCGCGCGTAGCCGAACAATGGATGATAAGCGAATCTATTTTATTCATTGCTTTCTTCTTTATTTTGATTATTAATTGTAATTGGTCTACGCGGCGGAGTTCTCCGGCTGCACTCGCTGTCTGGTCTATCACATCGGTTGTGTTCCGCATCCTTAAAAGCTAATTCAAGCTCGTAGTATTTACGCATCCAATTTTGCGCCTCTGCCTGTGCGGTTCTCCATTCTCGATAAATCGTATCTACTTTCTCATCACGTTGTTTTAATCGTTCGTCGTACCGCTCGATCTGCTTGTTTAGATTGTCAATGATAGAAAGTAAATTTTGAAGTTCCATAGAATCCGCCGTAGCCTTTTCTTTTCTAGCGTTCGTTTTTCGATTCGCTAGAAAAGTAACAGTAAATCGGATCGCCTCTAATCCTCCTAACGCTCCTATGATTTTTAACCATTCGTCCATATTTTTATTTTATGTATTTCATATCGCTTTGGGTAGCTCTTATTCTACCGATAAAGCCTCATTAACCGCTACCTGAACAAAAGCGACGAACCCCGTACTCACATATTTTTTAATACTTTCCGCCTGTTCGGGAGATACTTCTACCTCACCGTTCTTGTAGATGTTTTGAGCTAATTCCAACTCGCCCAAATCGGCGGTTTTCTGATAGATCGCATTTCCTAACATTTTTGCAATATCGACGGTACTGTTATTCCCTTCGATGTCTTTTACTTGAATTTCTCTAAAGTCTATTTTCATAATTATGTGATTTGATTATTATCCCCAATATGCATTATATAAAATGCCATTTTTAAACTGCAACACGCGAGTCTGCTGCCTTCCATTATTCCAAACGGCAGCACAGCTGAAAAACTCATCAATACCTCTTTGACCATCAACTACAATGCCACCATCAATAGCAAGTGCTATATTATCTCGTCCTCCGGTTACACTAATAGATACACCCCTATTTATATCATAAGGTCTTGAACGGTGATCGTAGAATCTTCCTAAATAATCGACTCCCATTGTACTAAACGGACCTACAATAACTTGCCTATTTTTACTATTAAAACCAATCATATCATCGTAAAGGAACATCTCCTTTTTATCTATAGTTGGTATACTAGTAGAACCTGTCCCTATACTATTAGCAGAAATCTTAAAGCCTCCAATAGTGCCATCAACAGCTTCTATTCGTTTTACAACGAGTTTGTTTACATCGATAAAATCAGCGACGATCTTTCCATCACTGATAAACGTCTTCCCTCCAACCAATATCGCACCTGTTTTAGGGAGTGATAATTTCCCGTCTGCTGTCAATTCAAGCCCGGTTATATTGTGCTTAATCGAACCGCCTGTCATTAACCAACCTTGCGTTTTTGATAGATTACCGACGAATAAACCCGATGTTCCTAATATGTCGATCGTCGCATTTTGAGCGACTAACAACTGCGTAGCGACATTTATAAATTCGTTAAACAAAGTCCATTTCGTTACATCGAAAGAAGAACCGGAATTATGATCCGCACGACACGAATAAGTATTACCGTTGTAGATGATAGTATCTCGATACTGCGTGTTGTTAACATAGTTAGTATTTGCTTTCCACTCGCCGCGCGGACGGATTAGAGCACCGGGAAGCCCGGTTGCTCCAGTTGCTCCGGTTGCACCCGTATCTCCCTTATCACCCTTGTCTCCTTTGTCGCCCTTGACCTTCGTCCAAGTATAAGCGGAAAACGTATTGCTGTCTGCCGCCGTGAAGTCGGTGTATTGTCCGATGTATGCGCCCGGCGTCTCACCGTTGTTAGCAGTAAACGTCGTACCGTTGTCCGAGTACTTGATATGCAGATAAGAAGTTTGTCCGTTGGCTCCGGTTGGTCCGGCAATACCTTGATCTCCTTTAGGACCTTGAGAGCCTTTCAACTGCACCCACTTATAAGAAGTGTATCCAGTTGGAGCGGTCGCGCTAGTTGTTACCGCCGTACCGATATAAGTGTTCGGAGTGTCAGACATCGGATTACCGTTCGCATTAGCGGAGTACTTCACGTGAAAATACTGTGATGTGCCGGGAATACCTTGTGATCCGGTCGGTCCTGTATCACCTTTGTCGCCTTTTGCCCCGGTTGCACCCTTATCACCCTTATCGCCTTTGTCTCCTTTGTCGCCCTTGACACCCGTTTCTCCCTTAGAGACATATTTAAGCCAATCAGTAGAATTGTCTGTTGGTTCTTGGATTGTTTTGTCTGCAATACATATCCATGTACTGCCATTGCATACAACTTCATCATAGTACCAATATGTGCCCGGCGTCCATACTCCTTTGAAAGCAGGTACGGGAACTTCGGTTATACCGTCGTTAGATAATTGCTTGATAGTCCCGGTCATATACACATTGCGGAGATACGCACTATGTCCGGTCATTTCGATACCAAACAATTTCAAGTTAGACAAGTCGCCCAACTGCATAGCGATCATTTCCTTTGAAATCTCCCAACCGTCTACACCTGTCAGGTAACGGACATAGCTTTGTGTCGAGTAGCTCGATTTTTGCCGCTCTTTGTTTGTGAAGTTACCATACGAAACGAAGTGCATAGCCTTGCAAGGGTGTGCGGTTGTACCAGAACGAAGCGCATATTTAAACGTGGAATCACCGATCTTTTCAGTAATACGAAAATAAGCGGTTTGAAATCCGGTTGAGTCGTTGAATATACCTTTGCAAATATCATCTACCTCTATTTCTGCTATTTCGCCCGGTTCGAGTTTAAGGTAGATAATCCGATTTGATTCGTCTATACGTTCGATGATCCCGCCGCCCGGAGCGTTCCACTCTTCACCCGAAACGATTGATACGCGGTTGTAGCGTAATTCAGGAACTTCAAGGAAATCACGTAGACGAAGAGATTTTGCATCTATACGACCGTCTTTGCCGATTAACCAACCGATTAAGCCTTCTGTGTAGTCATTTGAGGATATATCACCGGAAAAAGTCGCTGATTTGGCAATCAGTTTATCAAGAACGTTGAGTATTTGCGTTGTTACCGTCGTTGCGGTTAACGTATCCGTAGAAATACCCTTCGTTACGTCTAGCCCATTGTCAACGATTAAACCACCTAGCAACTTGATAAGAAATTGCGTTTCGTCTGGTGCTGTTTTGGATAGATACGAGTCTTTTAAAGAGTCGATAGCCGCATCTAGTTCCTGCCTTATGCGCAAAGAAGAAAACGTATTATCGTCGGTCGGTGCCGTATTATTATCGGTCAGAGCAATAATACGAGACTTTATTTCAAATAGGGAACGAAGAGATGAAAATACATTGTTATCGGATGATGTACGCCCATCGTCCATCTTTAATACGTTAAGATCAACGCCACCGCCATTTATAGGCGTTGGCGTTGTTGTACTAATACTTACCGAACTGGAATTGCGTAAATACTTATTCCGAAACGAATGAGGCACTTTTTTATTTTCTACTTCTATCATGTTTCTATTAATGATACGTTACAACTTTCATTTGCGTAATCAATACTCATTTGATCTACTATCATTTCTCTTTTGAGGGAATTTTCATAAATCCTAGACAGTATCGAAAAGCCACGATTCAAATTATTGCTGTATCTAAATTTAGGAGCTTTATAATGTGTATAAAACTTGTCTATTAGTATTTGTTCCGGCAATACATTTTTATCGTGCAACGGGCTATATACCGTTTTTAAATAATCAAATTTATCCCCTGATTTGGTAGCGCAATTTGAGTAAGAAGAAATATTTTTTGCGTTTGAGTTGATTAGTAGTTCGATGTCGTCCATTTCTGTTACATTATTGTCGTTTATCACGTTGCTGTAAACTACGTCGGAGTCGTCAACTGCATTATTAAATATATCGTATGTAACTTTATTGTTAGTATACTTAAATGTGAAATCGGATATATGAAAAGCAGTGCACGGGTGACAGCCTCCATCCGTTCGATACATAGGATATTTTCCTAAATGATTAGGAGTGCTTACTTCAAAGCGTATCTTTCCACATAGTATTTTATCATCTGGAAGTTTAATCGCGACTCCGTCCGTTGAGTCATACAAATTAAATCTATAACTAACAGTATTCGTTAATCTCTTTTCATCATCGAAAACTTTATCACCTTCTTTGTTTATATGAACCAAATAGAAACCATCTTTAAGCGTACATTCGTCGTGATACCATTTTTCGACAAAAATATCTTCGCCATTTTCCCTATACGCATAAACCTTATTTCTATCCTCGAACCCGCCGGAAGCTTTTTCACCGCTAGCTGAATCAGACTCGCCCTTATTTACAAATCTCCAATCTCCAAATGCATCCTTATACCTATACCATGTAGCCCCTTTATAAGTTAAGTTATGCGTATTTTTATAATAGCCTCGATTTACTCGATCCATATAATACTTTTGATTTCTCCATACTTCACCATCATAATAGTAATCATCTATATATAATTTGCAAGGAACCATCGTATTATCAAATCCGGCGCCATATTTTGTATTAGAGTATACTTCATCGGACGTTTTTATTATATCGTTTGGAAGAAAAGAGCCGGACATTCTATAAGCGATATTTATTATGAAATATCCTCCTTTGAATAAAGAATACTCTCCGTTTTTCAATGTTAAAAGAGTCTTTCGAGAAGCACTAATTATATTATACGCTTGCAAGAATGAAACGCAGGTTTTCCAACTTAAAGAAGACGGTTCCCCGTCCTCTGTTGTGTATTCGCTGTACTTCTGCCATACTACACCGGAATATATATCATTAACGTTGTCGATAGTCACTTCAACACCTTCCGCCGGAATATCAAGAAAGGAAAAACTCGGTATCAAATACCCCCAATTCTCTTTAGATTTAAAAAACGAATTAAGAAGAGTGTAATTCTTCCCGTCTATATCCTTACTAGATATATAGTATTTATTGGGATCAGAGTTTTGATTTATTATATCCTTTTCGTCGTCGAGCAACTCCGGGCATAAGTTGGTTATCTGATTCATATTAGCAACAACAGATACTTTATTATACACATCACCAAGCGATATACTTCCCACGCTTTCAGATACGCCAATATTACGCACATTCAATAGTGCGGAAGGGATTGTTATACTTTCACATGTATCGCTTATTCTATCATAAACGAAAAAATGAAGCTCGTCGTTTTTGATAAAATCATAGTCGATCATATAATAAGCATCCTGATACTGAATGAACGTCATACCAATATATTTAGAGATTTCTTCTAAAACATCTCTACTATTCATCGGCTCGTTAGCTTCATCAAAGAAATTTCGTTCATGTATATAAATATCTTCTATCAAAGAAGTAGAAACATCTTTCGAGATTCTATTAGTTTTTTGAAAGTACAATTTGTTTAGAATCTTTCCGGGATCGGCAATATCAAGAATGTGCATTATTACATCTTTGAAACTTTTAAAATAGACCTCGGAAGAATTAATATAAGAGTACTTCTTATTTTCCAAAACGGAAATAGTATCGATTGCCTGTATCTCCACTATATTAAGCGGAGTTATATAATCGCTCGAATATAAATTTGGACTCATATATCCAAACCACTCTAAAACATCATCGGTTTTATTATACAAACGAACTTCTATATTTTGCCCTTCGGCTGTATATAGGTCTGATAAAATTTTATCTGTCAATATGCTTGTTACCGAATTAGACATTTTCAACGGCTTGTATAGAGTGTCCGATTCATACTCAACAGTAAACGGGCTATCTGTTAGGGTGAGTTCTTCGGAATACGTTGCAAAGACCGTATGAATTTCGATTCTATACGTCTTGTCTTTCCTGCTCTTAAACTCTGAATAATATCTTAGTTTCATCTTACTTTGCTTTTCTGATTATAATGATTACTCAAAACTCCTTCCAAATCTCTTCCATGTATGCGAAACGTTACGTTTGCGGGCTGATTTCCATTTTCTGCAGACGGTGCAATCTTTTGCGATAAGGAGCCATATAAACCGCTATTAAGCATTTGAAACAAATTACTTTGCTGTGATCCGTTTAGAATCATCTCGCCTGAATTGAGTAAAGCCGGAACTTTATCGCCTGTGAATGATGTGCCAGGCACAATACCACCCGTTGCGAATTTAGGAATACTAGCCATTGCAGCGACGACGGCAGCAACGGCGGCTCCCGCCAATAACCAACCGACAACGGGCGTTTCTGCTGCGGAAGCTACGCCGCTAACTACTGCTTCGGTCTGTTTCGCAGTTATTAACGATTGAATAGCCGGAATAGCTTGCGCAATACTGGATATAACATTTGCGCCCCATTGAAGATACGCCGCCGCACTTTCATTGGTTATTCCAGATAAAGACCCCATAATACTACCAACTGCAGATAGAGATTCGGCATACCTTTCATTCATGTCTATATCTTCTTTTTTAAAAAGCGGATCATATTTCGGCAACTTTAAGTTTTTACCTTCTTTCCCATGAGTAGGAACTTTATCTTTATACGTTGGTTTTACCGGAAGAGACAAAGCGCCGTCTTTCATTTCACCATGAGCACTTTTGAACGTTTCTTGCTCTACAACAAACTTTAAACTTATCCTCTTTGATTCGAGTTCATTAATTGTTGCTTGAATGGCGGAACGCGCTTGCATGTCGGTTTCAGCAATAAGTTTTTTATTTTGCTCTGCGATTTGCGTGTCATACCAAGCGATAGAGCCCTCTTTCGGTTCTTCCTTTGGCGTTTTCCCGCCCATTCCTGACTGTGAAGCGCGGTTCGCCGCTTTCGTCATACTAGATAAATTCCGTCCCGCCGCCTCTGCTGCCGTTGCAACGTTTATTAAATTCTGCAACCATTCATCACTCTTCTTTACTAAAATCGCGTTATATTGTATTGCATCCTGATACTTCGATAACATCGGGCTTATTGCCTTACTCAATGCATTTGTATCTGTTGTTGTAACCGTGTGCACATTCATTCCAGAACCCACCGTTTCGTAAGTTGTGAATTTGGCTTTTAAACGATCGTATTCATCTACGAAGTCTTTATACTGTTTCGCTAATTGTGCCTTTTGTTTATCGCCTACCGAAGATACATCTAATCTCAACACTTTATCTATATCTATTGCCGAAACATCTACGCCGTCAAGTCCTATTGCCGCCTTTACCATTGCTTGTAATGCGTTTTGACTTCTTTGTTTATATTGTCCTACGATTTCCTCTTGGTCTTTCAGCGTCTTGTCTAATAGTTCCCTAGCTGCTTTCTTTTGCTCTTCCGTTGAATCCTTATCTTTTAAGATAGTTATTTGTTCTTGTATGGTTGCTTGATTCTTTGCATCAAAATAAGAGAACGACATTTTTGTATTTCCTAATTGATCCATCGCGCTGTATGCTTCGCGTGCTAGACGTATAGTTTCGGTTAACCCGTTCATGAACGGCGTCCAGTCTCCACTACCGATAGAGTAGAAAAACTGGTCTACGCCACCTTTTAAGCCGTCCATAGTACGGGCATATTCATCTCCTAGCGTCTGACTGCTATTCATTACTTTATTGAAACCCTCCGAGGCAGTTACAGCAATACCAAGAACCCCGGCGAACTTCATAACTCCCGATACTGCAACGCCGGACATTTTAGAAATGTCGCTTTGAAAAGCGTTTACATTCTTCTTCGACTTATTTAGATTTGCGTCAAAGTCATTCGTTTTAAGCAATAATCTTGTTACTATATCAGACATCTTTATGCGTGTTTAATTGTGATTCTACTTCTTTTGCTTTAGCTCGTAATCGTTGCATCTCTTCGTCCGTTACGCTCGTATCTTTCTTTTCTTCTTCATCCCACGGGAACCGGAGTATATCGGTTTGCTTTAGCGTTTTAGTGCTATTCGATTGCGCTATAATGAAACCTAGCAATCTAGTTTGTTCCCACGCTTCCCGATTGCGTCGATTCAATCCGTCTATAAACGATTCAACCTCGATAAAGTCCATTTTATCGAGGAAGTAATCGGGAGCGATCCCGCCCTCACCAACAACGCGCGAATAAAGTTCGCGTATACTTACGGCTTTCGTTTCCGCGTTGTCACCTTCTTTTTTTTTACGTCATTTCCTGCCGATTGCGAACGTAGTTTGATTTCATCCAAAATAAACTCTTTGAATTGTTCGAATAGAGTCAAGTCATTTTCACATAATTCGATAAATTCCTCAAATTCCATTTTGAACAATTCCTGATTAGAGGTAAGCAGGAACGAATAAAACAAAAGAAACTCGTCTAACATCTTTCCAAACTGGAACGGATAGCCGGATATAGATTCGAACACAAAGAACGCACGAAGCGTATATTTCAAAGAGAAATCTTTTCCGTTAAGTGATATTGTTTTCATTGAATAAGTCGTTTAGAGGGCGGCAAAACACCGCCCGTAAGTTATTTACTAGCTGCTTCCTTTGCAAGCGGTCCGGTTCCTTCGAAACTGATTGATAGTGTTGCTTTGTCTCCATCCGGCGCATTTGCTTCTAGCGAAGTGATAACCGCACTACCTGTATATGCACCTTCCGCTAGCGTCCATCCGGCGGCGGGCATTTCGTTTACGTCAGGATTGCCAACAACGCCAAATTTCAGAACAACAGGTTTATGCGCCAAGAACAAAGCGAATAGTTTATCGTAGCTATTCGCATCTGCATCCGCGCTAAATACGTTTTCACTGGAAGCGTTCCAAGAAAGTTTTTTAATGTCCTTTTCCGTCCAGATACCCGAATCTTTACTTTGTGTGTCGATTGTTTCAGCCGAAAGCCCCAATTTGCAAGATGTGGCAAGTGCGATGGCTTTACCGTCGATGAATAACATTAGGTCTTTTCCTAACACTGATTTTGCTTTACTCATAATTTTATCGTGTTTTAGTTAATTATTCAGTTTTAAATGAGAATACGAGGCTTTGAATAAAAGTATCTTCTATAAAATCCTCATTCGCACTAATTAGTTTAGAATCGATCACATCGAAGTTATCATAACTTCCTCGTTTGTTTTCGAGTGATTTACGTACCTCTTCCGCGATTGTAACAGAGTTCAAATAGTTATCACTGGCGACAACGATCTCAACCGAAACTGTGTCACCTGTGCTGTACCTATCTTTCGTATATTCCGGCGTTAAGGAGTTGCGTTTGTAGATCACAAACGGAAAAGATGTTTCCGTTTTGGTCGAGATAGCATATATTTTATCAGAAACCAATTTTGCCAACTCTGTAGAGTCGCTTAATTTCTTATATACGTGTGCGCCTATTGATAAACTCATTTCTTTTTATTTGCTACTTTCATTATAGAATCAATTATATTTTTCTCTAGTGAGCTCTCTGCTTCTTTCTGCTTCGATTTGACCGCATTAGAAAAGAAGTGGGAAGCATTTATAATACCCCTATTCGCTCCTTTTTTGGTAGCTCGTTCTTTTGTTCCTGATTCGAACCATTTCAGCATATAGGCGCGTGATCCCTTTTTGCGGCGGTCGATCAAGTCAACCCGTGCACCGGAAGCATTGCGATAAACTGCTACGTTTATTTCGTTCTTTAACGGTTTGAACGATACGCCATTCTTAGAACTGCTAAATTCTGCATCAGTAACAGCGGAAACTAGATTTTCCTGTGCCTGTTTACGAATGATAAGAATCGACTTTCTAAGAGCGGAGGAAATTGCCTTCTTTGCTTCTTTATCGTTCAACCGTTTAAGTAGTTCGTTTACTCGCGTTGCATCCACTTCGACGCGATACAAGTTGCGCCCGGTGTAATTGTCGTTACTCATTGATTACCTCCGCTTCTATAACCGTTGCTTGTTGCTTCCGGTCGTGATTGATAGATAGAATCTTGTATTTCTGCCCGTCGTATTCGATCCTCATTTTAGCGTTGATCTCTTTACAGATGCGAATCATTATCGTATTAACGGTCGTATTATATATCTCGCCGTTCGCTTCTTTACGTGCACCCGACTTAAAGCGAATGTATGCGCGTTTATCGAATACTTTCACCCAACTTTCAGACGTGCCGCCCAGATTATCGCGCTTTGACTCGCTACGGTAAAAAGCGATCATTTCGTTTAATAATCCTGCTTGCATTACGTATATCGTTTTAAAGGTTGCAGCAATAGTTCTATGTGCCCCGGAATAACTTGCGGAGTGGCAAATGTTACCGATTCGCGGTTTGCGTAGTAATTCGCTATAAGGATGCGGATCGCGTGCCAGATACGCCGATCTATTTTTGCGTCCTTAACGTAGTTATCTAGCGGATTATTTAGATACGATTCGATAAGAAGTTGAACGGGTTCGATAAGCCCGGTTATATACGCGTCGTCCGTGTCGAAGTCAACGTTTAAATGCTGTTTGAGTTCTTCGAGTGTTACGTATTGTGCCATATTGGATAAATTAGAAAGGGCTAGAGCCGAAGCCCCAGCCCTTTAGTGAATGATAGGTTATAGAATTAGGCAGAAGCTTTTTTCTTTGCGATGGCAAAGGCTTCCGGGCGAGCTACAACAATATCATAATCAGTATTCAACACAAAGTTTACGACATTACTTTTCGCTCCGGTATACGGGTCTATCACTAAATCCATATCGCCGAACTGACCGATAGCAGCGTTGGAGAATACACCGAATCCGATAGAATCGGCGTCCATGTAGTTAGTAACAAGAACCGGATAACCGTTCACCATACCATTTTGACAGATCATTTCAGCAGCCCCCGCCGCTTTGGGAGTGGATTTCAAAGTACCATACACCTTTGGAGTGCAAACATAGGCGGCTGTACCGTCCGTAACATCTACGCCCGCATCCATGACAGTAGATTCAAGTGCAACAATATTCGCGAACGTCAATGCGGAAGTATATTCTACATCCGGTTTTGCCTTTACAAACACGCCGTTACTTGCACCAGACAACGCAGCCCCCGAAAACATCCATTTGTTCAAAGTACGGGCAACACCAAGCGAAATTTGTTTTAAAATTACGTCCTGCAAAGAGTAGTTCGTTTGGTTGATCGCACGCTTAGACACCGGGATAGAAATAGATACACGTTTGGGTGAAGCCTTGATTTTGTCGATATTCAATTCGATATCGGTAACCGCAACGTTTTCACCCTGAATTGTTGCTTCAACAGCCGCCAATGTTGGGAAAACAAGGTCACCTACAAGCCCGCTTTGCATCTTGATACCTAGTTTATCAATAATCAAGCCTTTTTCTAACGGTTCAATGATTTCACCGATTGTAACAGGAACCATGCTAGCCGCATCGGTTGTATCTGTAACAGTCATCGCACGTTCTACAACTTTAATACCGCCTTCCGATACTACTCCGTTGTATTCTTCCAAAGAGCGATGATTAACGACGTCAAAAACAGCCTGTGAAAACAACACGCGACGGTCTGACACCAGTCCCGCGTTAATATCTTCAAGCGCACGGCGTTCGACTTTCATTTCCAAAAGTTCTTTCTTTGTTTTTAACTGCTCAAACTGCTCTTTCTCGCTTGCGTCGAGTGCTCTTTTTTCCGCTTCTGCTTTATCCAACAGAGCGCGCATCTGCTCTTTGTATTGAGCAATAGTTTCAAATTCTTTTCTCATGTTTTAAATTGATTTGCGTAAATTATTAATTTCATTTAGATAGTCTTTATTCTCGCCGGACAACTCCGCTATCGTATCGTCCATACTCCGCACCGTTACGTCTGTACCATAAAAAGCAGGATCAACAACGGGAGATATATCGGAAATCCGATCAATCATGTGTACAGTACGAAGCAACAACCCGTCTTTCATTGAATAGGAAACTTTTGTTTTATCCTTTTCATTTAAAGCATACGCAAAAGACGAACCGAAAATATCACCGCGTTTAATCATTTCTACGGCGAAATCTCCATCGGGAGTACTAGGAGCCTCAAATCTGTATTTTAATCCGTAGTCGTCAAGTTCAAGCGACAAAGTTCCCGCACCACGATTAGAACGAGCTAACAATCTCTGTTTATTATGATCTAACAGAGCTTTAACATCACAACTACGCAATAACTCTTCCGTTATAGCTCCCTTTTCGATCACCTCAACAAAAGCGCGTTGTTTTTCCCTGTCGTACAATACACGGCTTTCTTGTCCGAATACAACCGCATAACCTTCGATTATTCTTCCATCTCCAACTTTAGGAGCACCTAACTCTGTATAACTTCGTATTTCCATATTTTGCAAATATCATTTTACTATATGTTTGTTTCTTCGTTTTTGGGTAGCTCTACTTTTTGACTAGCCGCCTCGATTGGTTGAACGTTGCAGGAGATAAACACTTTGTCGCCTCCTTCAACGGGCGGTTTTCCTAAAGCCCTACGAGTATCATTCGGGGAATGAGCTCCCATTTCTTCCAAAGCTTTATAATAGCTTGCTTGCGTCGTTAAATCGGTTTGATATAAGCATGACAAATCAAATGAAATACTATATAAGTGAGCGACCGAATTAGGAATCAGCTTGTAATTAAATTCAGCCTCGATTTGTTTCAATATTGGTTGCAGTGTATCAGTTAAAAAAGAAACATTGCTCATTTCAGAAGCTTTGTAATTAGTAGATTGTCCGGCAAATACTTTATCTGGGTGAACTCCGTAAAATCTACATATATCAAGAATACTGAATTTCTTTGTTTCCAATAACTGCGCATCAACCGGATTTATAGAAAGTTGATGAAATCCAACATCGCCGGGAACTGAAATAATGTCTCTTCCTGTGTTTAGTTGTTCCTCTATGCGATCTCCAACCGTAGAAAGTTGAATATCCGTCATACCTGCACCGGGCAACCCTTTATTTATCTCTTTTGCACCGGAAACAAGCCCCTTTATTTTACTTCCATTCTGAAAGGTTCGTAAATTCTGATTATCTGCACTCGCGGCTATGGAAAAGATACGGCTAGCGTACATTATTGTGCTTACTCCTGTATATCCCCCGTCCAAACTATTATTTTTAAGATGGATTATTTCGTAGGATTCAAAACGCCCATATATCCGGTTATATGGATCAGAAATAATATAAACATCATTCAATTTGTCATAGGTTACTGTATTATTTGCGCATAATACAAGCTCGCTAACACTGCCGAACTTTCGACGGATAACGATGTAGGCGTTTCCTTGATTTACGATTTGAACAACCATATTCCTAACCATTTCAAAACTATTCATTCGTCGGTTAGGCATACGGGTTAATATCGTATATAAATCGTTTTCCTCGTCTGGTGAGAAATATCCATCTTTTTTCCGTTTAATTATAAGCGGTAAAGACGCGATAGTCCCCGAAAGAATAGAAGTACATCTATATGCGGCTGAAAGTTTCATTGCTTGATTACTGTTATGCACATCTATGGGCTGACTGGGTAACGATGGTAATCGGGAGTTTATCGCCGCATCTTTACCCGTTATGCTCATCTCTGCATTTAAGGCGCGTTTTTGCGTCTTTGAACGTCCCAATTCAAAATTAAAAGATAGTTTCATTATACCTCCATGTTATTAAATAAGTAGAATGTCATTAGGTTTGTTATCGTCGAATCAATCTTAGCATTATGCGTTTTCTTGACTGGCTTCTTATTCATGTTCCGATCTTCGTCTAATACCGCATTACTAAAACAGTACGGCGTAATCGGATTAGGGCTAAAGGTGAGCTTACTCCGATACAAAGCAAGTTCAAAGGATTCGATAGGGCTTGTAAACGTTCCGTATGTCTGTTTAACAGGCTTAATATATTCACTCGCACCGCCTACGGAATAAGTAAGAAGATTCACAAATTCAGCCGATTTATAAGGATCATAGCCAACTCCCATAATTTGTAGATACTTTGCACGCGCAAGTATATCGTTTACTATTTGCTGATAGTCGATAATATCACCGTCACAAAGAATTAAATAGCCCGCTTTCGCCCAACCTTCGTAAAGTTCCCGATTCGGATGATCTTTCAAAGCCCCTTCCGGGAAATAGTAGTCCGTATGCGAATGAAAAGAGCCGCTTTCTTTCGAATAGATATTATAAGTAACCGAAGAGAAGTCGTCTCGAACGGACAAATCAACCGCCACCATCGTAAGCGGATAAGTACCAATATTTTCTATTCTAATATCTTTGAATCGTTCTTCGATCTGCTTTGCCTCAATCCATTTTGTTGTTTGGTCGGTAGTAAATACGTTTAGTAACTTTGTTCGAAATTCCAGTGCATCCGGCGCGCTATATAGTGCTTTTTGATACGCGTCTATATAGAAATCTTCATAAACGGTTATACCCATGTGTGGTTGTACCTTGCGCCACGTTGCCGGATCGCCTTCCTCATCGTCTACGTCTGGCTCAAAGATGTGTGCAAATATGGAATCATTTTCAATCTCACCTCGTAGGATCGCTTTATACATTTTGAGCATTTCAACGAATGGAGCCGTTTCTTTATCGGATGCGGTCGTAATTACTACGGTTAAAGGGTTGAGCCGTGCGCCCATTGAGGACGTTAAAACGTTCTTCAATGCGGCGCTATCGGCTTGTGAATACTCGTCTACTATTACCATGCTTGCGTTAAGTCCGTCTAATTTATCCGGGTTAGAGGCAAGGCAACGGGCAAAAGAGGTTTTTCCCTTTATGCGGTTATATATGATTTCTCGATTAATTTTGAAGTGTCTAAACTTCGGATCGAGAGACTTTAAAATATTACGTATTTCATCAAAACAGACTTTCGCTTGATTGTATGAGTTTGCAGCAACGTATGTTTGTGCGTTCGCATCACCGAACAACAAATCGTTAATCGAAAGACTCGCTACACTTGTTGTCTTACTGAATTTACGCGGAACGAATAGAAGAGCTTCGCGAATCAAACGTTTGTTTGTTCCGGGCTTGTAAAACGCTAGAATGTTAGAGAACTGAAACACTTGTATCGGAGTCAGTTTGTATCTAGTTTTTCCCTTCGTGCCGGAAAACTTCAAACGCTCATAGAACGTGACGAACTTCTTTACTTCCTTGATCCGAAACTCGTATTTATCGAGGAAAACAAAGAAGCGGCGAACGGCTAGCAACTCGTAAAGGTTGTGCGCGTTCGGATTGTTAATACAACCTTTGATATACACATTTAGTCTTTCGTCTGCCTTGTCTAGCTTATACGAATCAACGTCGATGTTATGCAGATCGGAGACAACCGACTGCTTTAACGCTATCAGTTTATCTCTATTCTCCTTGTTCATCGCGATCTATTTTGTTTACTTCGTTAATCAAGTCGTTTACTTCGTCGTCGTCAGATGCAGAAAGCGTTTGAAAGGTCAAACCAAGTTCGCGTAATTGTTTGCGCGTTGCTTCGAGTGCATCGAATAAAACTTTGAAAGCAGGATGAGCCGTAAGTTTATCATTATTTTCGCGGGACACTTCTTTCACGTATGACTTCATACGCTTCTTTGAAATATCGTTTAGTGCAATTTGAAACGCCATATATGAACCTGCGCAAAGAGTTATACAGAGGTCTAAATCTTCCGTATATGTTCCCTGCGACTCCATCGCGGCGCGAATCTTTTCTTTTATGTCGTCCAAATCACACATTTTTATAGGCTTTTTGCATATAGGAAAAGATCGCAAGTATTTGGTAGCTCGGAAGATGCGCGCAAAAAGTTTACCCCCAACGCGCACCCCCTCGTTTCAAAAATTACTCACGCGTGTAAATATGAGGTGAGGTGGGTTTAGCGTATCGCGTTAAAAAATAAAAAAACCGCCCCCCCTTCGTCGAGGTTGAGCGGTTGTAAGGAAATCAGAAAAATATTATTTCTCGCCTTGCAAAAACCGATCCGCAAAACGTTCCGTCATTCGTTTATTATTCGCCTGTACCGCCTCTTTCGAATGACTAAAAGCACGTCGATGCGTATCAGAGTGGCACGAATGGCAAAGACTTTGCAGATTGTTATAATCAAACATTAGTTGTCTCATTCCGAGTTCGTGTGATACGGACTCAACCGGGACAGTGTGATGTACTTCCGTTGCAAGCGTACTGCGATTGTTCGCCTCGCACATCTCACAAACCGGATTGCTTTGTAGCTTCTTAGCTCGAAGTAACTTCCATTTGTTGGAGTTAATCATCTTAATGTAATGCGGGTTTCTACTCATTGTTCGTCATAATTAAAAAGAATCTTATCACATTGATAACAATCGTGCAACTCCTTTCGTGTCGCCTCGATGTCGTCCGTTTCTATCTCAACTAAATGCGTCTCGGACACATCGCCCGATTTGCATTGAATACGCCTGATTATATACATAACGTTTCGATCCGGTCTAATCCGTTAATAAGTAATCTAATCCGTGCACAATTCCCGTCGCATCGAGTCGACTGCGTTTCCTGTTTGTGTATCCGGCTTGCACAACCTTTGCAGTTCTTAGACGGACACATTTGTTTATACACTTCGATAGCTTGCCGCCTCGTTTCGTCTCTCTGTATCCGAGCCGCTTCAATAGCGACTTTTCGGATTAAGCCACGCGAGCGGATGCGCTCGTTTGTGGCTTGTTCGATGTACTGTTTTACTTTACTCATTTTACCGTGTTATTTTTAGGTTTGTAATTTCATCCGTTTAACTCGTAGACTTTCCGTTTCGCCTCTTCTTGCGTTGCCGCATCATCTACCTTTGTGTCTCCGTCTGGATCGCGACGATAGATATTGAAGTGTCGAAAACGAGGGGAATAATAATACTTTGATTGATTTTGCGTTTGATTCATTCTTTATAGAATATACAAAGCCCGAAAAGCTCTATTTATTGTTATTTCTTTTATTTCTTAGATAAATTAATTACATTTGAATCGTCGTATAACCTATTTTTATTTTATACTTATGGAACAGTATTTATTTGGTTTTATTCTTTATCAATGTGATCCTAGAACTTTCACAACGATTATGACTGACTCTGTTTACTTTTTACTGACCGAAGATGAAGCTTTTAGAAAATACAAAGAATTAACATCGAAATTGGAAAAAGGTCAGTTTATAGTAATTAAACGAGTCTAAGTATATACAATTCTTAAAATTTTAGCTATACACGAAATGCTCAATCGTCGTATAGTTAATCTAATATTGCCATAATTCTATCGTTTATTAGTTCTACACAAACATTCTAGGCTGCATCCGCGACAAAATGATTTTATTCGCATCTGCATAGAACTTCTTCTTTATCTCAAATCCGTATGCTTTTCGCCCGCATTGAGCGGCTGCAAGTAATGTTGTACCACTTCCGGCGCATGGGTCTATTACAACATCACCCGCATCGGTGAAAAGTTCGATCAACCGCTCAAGCAACGGAACTGATTTTTGTGTCGGATGAATCCGCGGTGTATCTATGTCTCTAGGATAATCGAAACAATTAAATACCATCCGACCGCCATTATTGAATTTTGGCAGTTTATCCCGATACAAGAGTACACCATATTCACAATTACCAACGACCTTCATATTAGCCTTTAAAACTTGTGCCGAAAAGTTCTTTTTAAATACCAGATTGATATATTTGTTCAGCCCGTATTCCTTCGCTTTCTGTATAAGTTCGAATTGTTGCTGAAATTCACAAAAGACAATCATACAGGGGGATTTTCCTTTTTCTTTTGGCTCTTTAACGAGCATCTTGCTACAAAAATGAAGAAATTCAGTAATTCGAAAATCCTTATCGGTATCGAAAAATTCTTTTCCAGCTAATTCGCTTTCTCCATTAGAATTGTCTCCGTCGATATACCAAGATGGATTAGAACCGTATGCGTTCTTCCCAATGTTGTAGGGAATATCCGCAATGATTAGTTGTGCTTTCGGAATACCGTATGTTTTATAGTTCTGGAAATGATCGTTAAATAGTTCTACGTCTTTCATTGAAGCAATAATATTAGTCGTTAATAAATTCGTCCTCGTTCTCTACTACTTCACTCTTGACAGGCTTCTTCACCGGAACGCGAATTGCCTTTTCTGTAAACTTGTTCGATAGATATTGTTTCGCCTGTTCCCAATCTGTAAAGTGTAAATTTGGATCAGTATAGAGCGAGATAATCGTAGAGTTTAATTTATCGAGTGCTCCGAAAGCACTTGAATTTATTGTGCCGTCTAGAGGTGAAAACTTGGCAACTAAGCCGTTATAATTCTCTGAAACAAATCGGTCGATATACTTCCGATTCCGTTCGTTTGCTTCGGCGTGTTCTACAGGAACGTCGTGCAAATAATTTGTGTTTGATAGTTTTTTAACCATATTAAAATCCTTCTAATCGTTTCTGTCCGTTCATTTCGTCTACCTTGTGTTGTGGTAGTTTTCGTTTTGGTTTTACATACTCGAAATGTCGTTCCGCCTGTGATAGATCGTAGAACATTTCTTTGATTTCGTCCGGTAGTACTTCTTCATCATCATCGCCTGGCATCGGATCGGCAACCCGGAGAAAGCAGCCTAAAATGTACTGCATAATCTCGTATGTGCTTTTGAAATGGTAGTCAGCGCGAATCTTATCGAGCCTTTGCCATTGTTCCAGATCGACGCGAACCGGAATCTTTTTAAAATACACAAGTTTCTTTTTTCTGCTTCGCATGGTTTCGTTGTATTAATTATCTTCTACTAGCTCCGTTCAAGTCCAAGACGTTAAACATTTCATTTATTCGATCCGCGATATACGCGCCATAAATACGCTGTATTTCCTTAATCGTTAAGTTCGTTGTAACATGAGTTATTGCCTCATGTCTCAACTCGTACCGACATTGGAAAATATACTGCATCACGTTTAGTTCAGTACCGAAATACTTTGCCGGGATTGGCTCGCGTCCTAGTTCATCAAAACAGATCATTCGCGGCGTACCGTTGTTGTAAGTATACAATTCTAGTGCATCCTTTCCGCGCATCGAAAAGCCGTTTGCAATACAGGAAGCCGAATCAATCCTAAAACCACCGATCGGATAGCCGCCCTTTGCTTTGCCGCGTGTGAAACAACTATATCGGTTTAGAATCTGCATGATAGTACTTTTTCCTGTACCGATGTCACCTCGTAACAATAGCCCTTTATTTGAATCTAGCTTCTCGGATCGTCCTTCAGTATACAAAAACAGTTGGTTCATTATGTTTCTATTCGAATCGTCAATCTTAAAACCGGGGCAAACGTATTTGCAACACGCTTTAAACCACTCCGGGCGCTTCTCTACTTCTATCGGCTCGTCATAGTACGGTAGTCCGTATGATAGAATCGCCGCTATCGGTAGAGTCTGTTTGCTTCTTGTTTCCATATTCGTTTTTATTATTCTTTAGTTCAAAAAATCCCGCCCAATTATTCGCAATCGATTCATCTACGATTTGAGATGCGACCGCCGGATTACCTTTGCTCAATTTCACTAATTTGTTGTAACACGCTTTGAGTGACTTTTCCGATTTGTAATTTTCCCGCCTGTCTTTCTTGTATTCAAGCCAAAGAGTAAACGTCTCTAAAAACTCATTAGATATAAAATCAAAATCTCCATGAGAGACTTTAGAGAGTATATTTCTGTTTGGTTTCTGTTTTAGTTTATTATAGTCTGTACTATCCCCTGTATCATTGACTCCCTTATCTACTGTATCATTGGCTGTCTGATTGGCTCCCTTATTGGCTGTTTGATTGGCTGTAAAATTTACAGTAGTAGTTACAGTGGTTTTAAATTCCTTCACGAAAGAATAAGAGCTTATAATACGTTTGTTCTTACCAGATTTATAATAAATCAATCCTGCATTTATTAAAGACTCACGGGCTTTTATTAGTGTTTTCTCATTCACGTTAAGCGCAAAACAAAGTTCAATGTTCGAGCAATCGAAAACGTCCCTCCAATCTTCGCCGTTACAAATAGCCACTAATTCGTAAAAAAGGGCTTGTTCGGTGGCGGTAAATCTGAAACGTCGTCGCGCTTTTCGCATCTTTTCAGTTAGCGTATATCCGTCTATATTCATCACACTTATAAAGTCTATCGAGCGATATAATAACTACAAATCCTTATCCCGATCGCCCGTCCCACTTTCAGGACGGAACAATAGCAAATAAAATTATTCTCTTCTCCGCCATTCCGACACGTCCGGCAATCGCTTTTTTGTACCTGTGTTGTTTTCTTCGCCATTTTATACCTCCTTTATTTCAAATTCAATTCTCGGATTAGTCTTATCTATATATTTCTCCGCCACTATTTTCACACAATTACGATCATTTCGTATCGCTCTACATGACTGCAAGCAGTCTAACACAATTTTAAGACAATTATCCAAGTCTGGTCGTTGCGTATCATAGTGCACGCTTAAATAGAGTTCAAATAAGCCTTTTATTTGTTTATTTCTGTATTGGCTACATTGAAGATAGAAAGACTTTTCATACATCACCAAAGCATCTTTTTTTGCAAGTGATCCGTGATATTTTCCGTCTTTACCTCTTTGTTGAATTATCTTGTAGCAATTACTCTTGCTAGGGCATTTCCCTATTATTATCTGCATCATATTTTATTTTGGTTTGTAAATAGTGGATAAGCCCGGATTCGAACCGGGAATGATACTTCAAGAGCCGCACCGCATTAACGGAATGTCTGGCGATCAACCTTACATAATTAGGCGTTTCCAATTCCGCCACTTATCCGATTTGCCGGGGCTTTCACCCGGCGCGTTGTTATTTAGTTATTTTCAAGAAGTCGGGAACAATCCCATATAACGCCGTTTTCCCGTCCCAACGATCAATAAACTGTTTGTACAAAATTTCTTTAGTCAATCCTCTTGACCGGATGATAGCCTGTTCTGTTTTTAGTTGTTCTAACTCGTTTAACTTCTTTTGTTCTTCAATCTGCTGATCTAATACCGAAATATTCGTATTTACTTCATTACGACTGTCTATTTTCTCACGTACCTTTTCCGAAAATTCTAATTGTGCAGAAAATGTTAGTAATTGCAATCCGCGTTTTTCAAACTCCGTTTCGATTATTTGTTCTAACCGTCTTTCAAAAATCAATGAGCCTCCGTCTGCCATCAAACTATCCGTTTTATGTTTACGACTTTCTTCTTTTATTAAATCATATATACGCGGCTCCAATATATTATCTTCAAGAGAACTCATAAAATCGCCTCCGTCGCTAATATGTTTATTATCGAATACCACATCGACCGCCCTTTCTTTAATCACTTTATATGAATAAGTCGGACGAGCTTTAAACTCTGTATTGTCTGCTGCTTTTAGTGTAACAGGTTCGGCAAAGTCACCTCTTTGGTCAAATAATGGAACTTGAAAAAGTTCTGTGCCCCATTCCCACGTAGAAACGCGTCCCGTTTTAATGGAAAAATCGTTCTTTCCGTCTTTCCCGTAATTCTCCATGAAAACACCTGCATAATTGGGAGCGACACGTTCACATGAAGCGAACAAAACAACGGCAACAAATGCCAATAGTAAAAACTTAAAATCTTTCATTTTTAAAAATTTAATTAGTTTGTAAATTAAGAAAATTACAGCCGATAAAATAACCATAACGCCCAACCACGCGCTAACATGGTTGAATAGGCGGTTTCCTATTGGGATAGCTATCACGGCTATTAATAGCATCCAATGTCGTTTAATCATGTTTCTGTTGTTCTTTATTTTTCGCTTCATACGGATAAACATCTACAATCGCCGTTTCTTTGAGAAGAATCGAAGAATAATCCGCCATCGTTCCTTTCATTCCTTCGTCGAGTTTCTTCATTGCGTCGTGAATGTCTGCGGCTTGTATAAGTACATTCGTATACGTTCGCTTCTCCTTGCCGCTTTTCTCGTCAAGTGTAGTAAAAGCGAGTCGCCCGGCAAACCATTTATCGGCGGAATCCTCTTCGCTTGTAAATATCTCGCTATAATGTGCGCGGGAAATGTCGGACACTGTAAACTCACCGGAGATAAACGGCGTTACTTCTTCGATTATTCGCGCTTCTGCTTCGGTAAAACTTAGTGCATCGACTAAGTACGGTTCAGTTACCTTCTTTTGCATCCCGTTTTCCATTACTTTCTCGTAGCGAATTTTCGTTAAAAACCAAGTGTTCATAATTTCGTGTTTATTAAAGTGTTTATAAAAGTGTGATTAATCGTGTTGTGTTAGCGTTGTGACGGTACAGCGTGAACGGAATAATTATCTAAGATGCATTTTACAGACACAGAATCATACGGAAATGTTTTATACATAAATGATTCGGTTACTTTAAATCTAAGAGATGTCGAGTTGTCTATTTCGAGACACAAATAACTCGTCCCGTCGCTTTTCAGGTCGGATCGTAATTCTTCATCATTAATAACTAACTCCTTGCCTAATGCGCACTCAATATCCCGATAAGAATCAATAGGAATATTTGTACAGTATTGTTTCAAGTAAGAAAGAATATTCTCTGTTTTAATTAATTTATTCATGCTGCTTTTTTTATTTTATTGGTGATTAACTTCTTTAACTCCTTCCGTATCTTATAAATCTGATTCTTTACCGGAACACTATTTTTCGCTTCCGGCTTTAACGCCTCGATCTGCATCTTTAATTCTAATACCGCTTTTGCCTTATCGACACAATCAAGCAAATCCAGACCGGAACGGATAGATTCGTCTATCATCTCGCTAGCCAACCGGATTCGATCATAGAGTTTCTTTATATTCTCCACGTGATCGGCTCGATTCATTTCGAGTATTCGACCGTCGTTTACATAGCCGTCATAAATGACATAATACAACTTGTCTATGTCTGGGCGACCTAGAAAATGTCCGAGGAATTGCCAATAATATTCGTCTTTTTCGTCGATGGTATTTCCGAACTGCAGCGATTCGATCTTTCCTTGCGACATCGGGCACTTGATCTCACCCAGAGCGATAACTTTCCCGTCGAATCCGTACACATAGAAATCCGGTGAATCTCCGAATCCTTCAAACGGTTCATTGAAAACAATGTCCTTAAAATCGGTTGTACACGACTTGATCTCGTTCATTAACTGGCTCCGTACCCATTCGACCGCTAGCGGTTCGTTTTCATGTCCCCAATCAAACGCCTTGTTACTTCCGTTTTCTCGCATCGTCCCGGTTCTACGCTCGTACCGTACTAAATACATCGCGTCTAACGCGGCTTTGCCAAAGGGACAACCTTTGCCCGCTTTCATCAGATCGGGAAGCGTAGAGGCGGTTATTTTGCCCCGTCTCTTTTCCTTCCATTCGATTTCTTTTTGTTCACTTGATTTCATGTGCTACTAATTCTTTGATTTGTTCTTTAGTTAGTTTATATTTCGTCTGTACCTGTGCGACCGTAAAACCACCTGCCAGACCGTCGAGGATATTTTTCCAGATTGCCGATCCTGTCTCAACCGTAGGCAATGAGTTTTCTACTTTCGGAAGAAAAGGACGAATACGAAGCGAATCAACCTTTTCGCCGAAAGCGTCAACTAATACCGCTCCGATTTGGATTTGCTTGTTTATCCATGACTCAAAATTCGGATTCTTGAAAATTTTCGTCAATGTTTTGCAATTCGTCCGGTTGAGGATCATCGGTTTCACATTCTCGAAGAAATAAGCGACGAAACATTCTTCTTTCTTTCCAGACGCGCCGACTACTTGTTCTTTTTTCGTTTCGCGGATGGTGAGAATTATATCTTTTCCATCCGGTAGGCTGTAAGCGCCTAGATAGTCATAATTAAATTGAGTTTTCCAGTGTGTCATTATCTTGTTGTTTAAAAGTTATCGTTTCCACCCTGATAAAGCGCCTCATAACAGTGAGCGCAAACCGTTATTATCTTTGTGCCATGTCTGCCGCGTTCGTACGTTTCGACCTCTAATTCTATTTCTTCGCCCGGTTCGATCTCTTCGCCGCAATCTTCGCAAACTAGAGTATCAGAAGGGCACGCACCAAGAACCGTACAAATTCGGCAATTACCGATACATTGAGGATTCGCCGCCATGTCGTTTCGTGTTTAGATAGTTACAGACTAGCACATAGATAACCGTGATAAATACGATCAGTAGTGCGATAATTAATTTGTCCCGCTTCGGCTCGCCTTCTGCGAGGCTGCACGCTAAAAGCATTAAGATAATAGCGACGGGACTTTGTTTTAGTGTTAGCATGGTGTTTGTTTTATACTACCTTATTACTCTGTATGAATCTATCTATACTCGATAAATCGTACCAGATCATTTTTCCAAATTGAGAAAAAGAAATGAGAGCTTTTTCCCGTAACGTTCTCAAAAAATCATCCGAGCATCCTATATAGGATTTTGCTTCATCTTTACTAAGCCACTTCTTTACTATTGGCTCAACTTTTCCGGTTACTCTAGTTCGTCCCATTGTCGTACTATTCTTTGCGTTCAACATAAATGTTATCTCCGTCGATCCAAGTTTTAAAAATCTTTCCTTCATCGGTTTTTAAATCGGATGCGGTCGTTCTTACTGATTTTCTGCGGTTGCGGGGGAAGTAGGTTTGTCGCCCTACTTCCATCGCTTGCAGTGTCGGTTTAATTGGTGTTGTGTTCATTGTCGTGTATATTATGTAAATTATTTATTGAGAAAAGTGCATTTCTTAAATGGAAGATAAATTGTCATTAAACAAACTATCATCATATCATAAAGAATATCTTTTCTTTCATTACTTTTGCATTGTTACATTTAAAATTAATATCATGCGATTCTATCAAATTACTCCTAATCTTTCTATATCGGACGACTCCAATTTTGGTAATTATGACCATAAGATAATTTATGAGTTGCTAACATCTATCAGTTCTAATTTCTCAAAACATTTAAATCTCATCTCATCTAGTGTCCCCCCATGCCGTATAACCTATATTAATACTAATCCTAGATGCTCCAATATAATGTCAGAAAGATGGATTTTTTTACATGTCAGTCAAGACTATTGGTGTCAGTGGATATATCAATTCGCTCATGAGTACTGTCATCATTTAATAAACGGGGCGATGAGTGACGATATAATAGGTTTAATTTGGTTTGAGGAATCAATTTGCGAGTTATCTTCTATGTATCATCTTCATCAACTGTCTACCCAATGGAGCATTAGTAATGATCCGATTAAACTCCGCTACGTCCCCGCTCTCCATAACTATCTCCACGATTTAATCTCAAAGCAGCCTCAACTATTTTCCGATGCACTTCGTCCGGGATTTCTAGCACTATGGGAACAAATCCTATCCGAGCCGATATGTTATCGGGATTATTATAATGTACTTGCTGCAAAGATGTTTCCTTTGTTTGTAGAGAATCCTTCACTATGGAAAATAATTCTTCACTTTGGAGATATGCGGAAGTGGGGTTCTCTGCAGGAACTATTTGATTACCTTCAGAGAAATGCGACACCTGATTACTCGGATTCGTTGAATGAGTTACAATCTTTGTTGCTTTCATAATTCTATACTTTTATTTGTTAGTTCTTGATTGATTGATTAACTTTGATGCGACAAAGATAGGTGACTATACTCTACTATACAAATATTTAGTAGAATATATTCTATTAATTAACCTTTATTAGTAGACGAAAGTATGACTATAAAAGAAAAAATTCAGAAATACATTGATTATAAAGGAATTAGTGTATATAGATTAGAAGCAGAAGCTGGATTATCTAAGGGATATTGGGGGAAGACCAAAAGTATATCCGCCGATATTGCAATGAAAATTAGTAGAGTATACGGTGACATGTCAACCGAATGGCTTCTGCGAGATAAAGGAGAAATGATTAAAAATGCAGAGCGAGAACAAAAAACAATCGAGATTTCCGAATCTGCAATAAGCGAAACAAAACGAAAAGGAGCATTAATATACGACATAGACGCAACATGCGGGCTAAGTGGTAGAGATATAGAATTTACAGACGAAAAAGTGATAGGAAGTATAGACGCACCGGAGATAAACTCGGATTCAAAGATTATATTCGCCACGGGCGATAGTATGTTACCGCTAATCGCTTCGGGCGACAGGGTAGTAATTAGAAAGATTGAGAGTTGGGATTATTTCAACTACGGACAGGTGTATTTAATCATAACGAATGAATACAGGCTTATAAAAAGAGTTCGTAGGCATCCTAAAGATGCGGATAATTTAATCCTGCTTCGTAGCGAGAATCCAGACTATGATGATATAGATTTACCGAAACGGGAAATTATTCATCTTTTTATTGTGGAGAACATTTTATCAATCAAAAACATATTATAAATCACTAAAAACAAAACAACATGAAGAAGCTATTATTTTTAGCACTACTATTATGCAGCGTTTCTGTATGGGGGCAAATCCAAACAAATGTAACAAAACAATGTTATCTATTATATGACTTTGACGGTAAATCTTTCAATAAGAATAAGAAGATAAAAGAAGGTACTACTATAACATTAACCAAAGAATCTGATCGCCTTATTGGATTCTACGAAGTTTTGTATAAAGGGAAGCAATATGTAATAAAAGAGAATTGCATAAATCAAAAGGATCTAAGTTTATTGCCCAAAGATAGCCTAGCGATTCAAAAGTATTGCAAAGCAATCACTAAAGCAGGAAAAAGGTGTTCTCGCTTGCATGAGCCCGGCAATGTGTATTGTTGGCAACATAAAAAAGATTCAATCAATACGCAAAATATTCATTCTCGACAACAAGATAGAGTCATCCACACGGGACCACGAGGGGGCAGATATTATATTAATAGCAAAGGGAATAAAGTATATATCAAAAAATAAAATTTATCATATCACCTCTAAAACAAACTCTGCATGAAGAAGTTACTATTTTTATCATTGTCTGCTCTATGTCTAAGCAGCTGTTCTTCTAAAACCGAGACGCCTTTAGAAATATACCTGAACGAGCACAATCAAAATTTAAAATCATTAGAAATAATCGAAGTTTCAGAAATAGACAGTGCATATTCTCCTTATAAAGAATTAATGTCTTTATCTTATATGTATTCAAAACTCGGTGCTGATATAGCAAAACTAAACGCAAAAGCATTTAAGGCAAAAAGCAATAAAGAGGCTATTGCAATATTAGATAGTGCTTTGAATATATATAATCAAGAAGATGCAAAGCTCGATCCTATAACAAACAAATGTTTTAAATCTATTGATTTCCCTGAACTGATAGATGAAAAAAATAGAATATATATAAAAGCAAAATATAAAATAGACGGGAAAACCCAAGAACACAACTTCTATTTTAATGAGGATGGGAAAACGATTGGGCATACGGAAGAAGATATACGCCAAAGTGCTAACGATGTTCTCTCTGGGTTAAATAGCGCACACGATGCAAAAAGAGAAATTGAAAAAGATAAAAGAGCAATAAAGAGAGGAGAATATAGATTCAATGCTCAATAACCGCCCAATAAACAAGTGTCATCGACCACTAAATCGAACTAAACATGAAAAACCGAATCAAATCATATTGGAGCAACTGTTTGTCAATCGCTGCGATTATATGTAGCGTTGTTGCTATTTGCGTTTCGTTACCATCCGCGCCGGAGTTAGGTATAGACTATATCGGGGTGATAGTAGGGATTTTATCATTTCTTGTAACATTGCTAATAGGGTGGCAGATATACAATGCAGTAACAATAGAGAAAAGAATAAAAGGTGAAGTTGAACGGACTAGAAATGAAATTGATAGCTATTTCAATAAGCAAAAAGTAGAAAATCTATATATGCTAACAATAGTCAATGGTATTTCGCAGAGTAGAATGGACGTTATGGAGAAAAAATATGATAGTGCGCTGTTCTGCTGTATATATACAATAGATGCAGCATTAAAAGCTAACACGCCGGATATTGCACAAACATGTCTTAATATGGTTATTGATTCAATCATTCCCGGCTTTAAAAGGCAAACGACAAAGGAAACAGCTAAAGAGAACAAAGCTAATTATATTCAAATTCTAAAAAAAATGAATGATGACAGAGTTATTGATCTGATTGTATATCTACGCTCTCTTTAGCTCTTAGAATTATGTGATTCATCATATTTGTATATATTTTAATGCCATCATTGCACATTTCCTCTAATTCCTTTTTCTTTAGTTGGTATTTTTGTTCTTTTTCATCCTCTTGCATGCATTGATAAGTAAAGAGAGCCATAATAAACAAAATAGTAGAGATGGTACAAATAGTTATCATACCAAGAAAACAAAAATCAACTGCTGTCATAATAGTACTTTTTCTATTAGCCGAATAAACTAGAAATAGATAGCTTAAATTCAAACAAATAATATTTGCTATTTCTGATTGATTGATTAACTTTGTATTGAAAACGTTCTTTGATAAAGATGAAATATAAGAGGTGATATTTATAAAAAAGGCATGAGTATCGTTTTTTAATGCAAATTCGGTGCAAATAGATTTTATAAATATTATAAGATATTAGTTATAAGCGTTTTAGATGGTGTACAAAAACGCCTCTCACGCATGTAATACGAGTTCGATTCTCGTACCCACTACTATCTGATTATCAGCCTCTTACAAACAAGTAAGAGGCTTTTTTATTGCCTTATATCTATATCAAAGTATCGTTTTTAGGCGTTATAAACGGGTATTATTAAAGAAAATGATGCAAATTTTGCGCAAATTTTCATCTTGCTTTATTATCGTGCTATCCCGTTAACACACTATTTGCGTATATATACTAAAAATGATAATAATATGAATAAGAAAGTAATAGATTACATTAATTCATTGAAAATAATTCTCCAAAAACTTGTACAATAAGCAAACACATATTAATTTTATAAAGTCAAATAAGAGTTCTTAATTTTAATGTTTAACCAATGAAAGATGAAGAAAGAAAGAAAGGAATTAGAACAAGAATATGAGAATTTAAAACTTCTCGCTTCATTTCACGAAGCCTATGGGATTTCCCGAAAATAAAAAAGAAAGAGAAGCATTAATAAATGACATACTCGACCGAATGAATGAATGAAATTCGGTAAAAATTAAAAGAGTAATTAATCTCCCTCCCTTCGGCGAGGGATTAACTTTAAAAATATGATAGATATAAACGCCTGCTTACCTACACCCGAAATGAAAGCGGATTTTGAACGATTCAAAACCTTTTCTACCAAAGAAGAAAGAGATGCTTTCAAAAAAGAAATGCAAGCCAAATATAACGCGCTGCCAGAAGCCCAGAAAGAAGCCTATAAAAAAGCGTCTGAATCTGGACTAAAAGCAACCGTAGATGCTTGTAATGATTTTATAGAAAGAACAGAAGAAGCTATATTACGGGATAGACTCGGAGAATTGCCGGAAGCTATTTCGTTTAGCTATATCGCAAAGAAATATTTCGGTAAGTCAAGAAATTGACTATATCAAAGAATTAACGGCAATATCGTAAACGGAAAAAAGGCTCGCTTTACAGATAATGAACTTCAAACGTTTTTAAACGTTTTGAAGGACGTAAGCGAAATGATTCATCAAACATCGCTTAAACTCGGTTAAGATTCTTATTGACACCAGTCCCGCAAATTGAGTCATTGCGGAACTTTTTTTAGGAATGAAACAACAAAAGGTCTGGATTACTTAGCTTTTTCTAAAAGCTACTATCACGATAATACATTTAATATTAAAATTCTAGCGCAATCCCACCTAAAATAGAATATTTTGTAAAAGCCAAATTTATATTTACTTTTTTTATATTTATGACCGCTATCCCGCCAAAATCTAGCCCCGAAACACTTTTTTTCTCTGAAAACTTATTATGTACTATGCCGGAATCAGATATAGTATAATCACTTCCATCTGTAGTGCCATATGCTATTTTCGCATACCCTATAACTGGAATAAATCTTAAATTCTTCACAATAGGAATTTGATAGCCTATATGAACTACAGTAGTCATCTTATCAGACCACTTATCTACTCCCATATCATTTTCATGAGAAGAAGGCCATCCCATAACATCAGCATAAAAACCTTTTATAGCCAAACTTACTCCTACCGCACCATTTGATATACCTCTTCCATATCCCACATATCCTCCTATTATACCAATGCTCCATTCCTTGTTAACTTCTTTAAAAGGGAAAAAAACTTTTGCTAATAAATCATTCACTGAAAGAATTACGACTAGCAACAATAGAACTTTCTTCATAACTATGTATTTTGATTTGTGAATACTTCTACAAAGAAAGACACTTCTTTACACCAAATCAAACGTTTTACTGTTTTTTTTCAAGTTGAATAACGATCATCCGCAAATTACCAGCAATCAATTCGAGAATTCCTTATACTTGAATGAGTATAACATTCTCATTACTATTATCTATTATCTTATCTACAAATTCTTTTGCTAGTTTTGATATTTCAATTACCTTTAGCACAAAATATAAAAAAACAAGTAAACATGAAAAAGCAAACAAACTCTATTACCGCTTAATTCTTTTGGGGCAAATAGTAGCCAAAATCTAAAAAAGACTCTCCCATATCACATCTATTTAATAGTTTATTGATAGCCTTAAAAAGAAGTTCAGACAATAGTTAGAAATTAAACAATCACTAAAAACTAAATATCATGGAAACATTTATTATTTTAATCATTCTCATATTCGGAATCCTACAACTAATCCTATTTTTCAAAATCTGGGGCATGACAAACGACATTAGAGAAATCAAAGAAAGATACTTTTCTTCAACCACCTCCCCCAAAAAGAAAATGCCCACTCAACCAACAGAATTTAATATTGGCGAGCTTGTTGTAGAAATAAAAACAAATAAGCAAATGCGAATCAAAGAGATTACAGAGGATGGGAAATATAGTTGCTATACAGGTGGAGGTGCTTCACATGAAGGAGATTTTACCGCATCGGAAATAAAACGTTTTAATTCGTAATTCCATATTCAAATAATTTATTTGGATGGTGTATGAAAAGACCTTCCATGCACGTACGTATAATCTCGTACCCACTACCAAAGAAAAAGAGGAAATGTAGTTAAACTACATTTCCTCTTTTTCTTTATAGATCTCGAAGTAAGATTCCTTATCAATCCTCAACCGTACTCTATCCTCTCTTTTCTGCCCTGCCAGATTCACAAACAGATTGAAATACAGTTGGCTGAAAGAAAGGTTGGAACGATCATAAGTAATATCAAACGTCCAGGTTCTACGAAAAGAATCGAACGTAGCATACGATTGCTCACCCCCTTTACACATAAACACTTCCGGGAAAGACGTAGGAGGATAAGGCTGGAATAAACCCGCTAATTGAGCATAAATATAGTCAATCATCCATTCGTCTCCTGTTAAAGTCAATTCTCCCTTTAAACGGAGTTTGATGGCATAACTGGCAGTCACGTCGGACGAAGTATAAACAGGAACCTGGCTTTCTGCCGGATAGTTGCCGTCTTTATATCCAAGACTCATTGTTAGTTTGGATAGACCGACGCCATTAAAGCCACTCACCTCCTGATCTGCCAACCGGTTTTTCAGACTGACCATGAATGTCAGTTTACCGAGCGTCGGATCACCCGGATATTGTGCAAGCGTGTCCAGTACATAATCTTCGGTATTGTAACTACGGGCTATTAAATCACCCTTCCCAGCCTCCAAAGCCGGACCACCTCTTTCCACATCCACGTTGCCAACCGGATAATAAATAGCATCATTATCCCTTACGCAACCACTCAAACAGAACAGCAACACTGCCAAGCCTATTATCTTATTCATTATCATCTTACCTCTTGGTTTTGCGGACAAAGATACATCTTTTTTATACCACACTTGATTTATGTCAACCGTTTTTAGTATTTTTGCACACATCAAGACAGAAAAGAC